GGTGGGACTGGGACTTCGTTTTCTGGTGTTTTTATAATAATATCTCGGGCATCTTTTCTTTCTATTGGTGTTTTAAATTCTAAATTCAAAAAGTCAAATATACTTTTTTCGGTGGGAAATGTATTGTTGATTATGTCGCCTTTCACTTTTCCTTTAAATTCGCTTAATCCATGTTCGTTTAAAGTCAAGTCCATGTCTGTTGCACGTCTTCGCATTGCGATGTTGAATGCTTTACTTCCCGTAAAATATAATACCGCAAATGCATATTCTTTTTTTGGAGAGTAAAGAAAGTCTATACGCCTCGCTTTCTTTCCTGGTAATTGTGCTATCGTTAGTTTTTTTACTTTGCCATCTGTAAGCATTTCAATCACTAAATTTCTTTTTATCAATTCTTTTATAAAATTATTAAATGTCATTTCGTCATTTACAATAATATCTATATCACCCGATGCGGATGCACCTCTTCTAAAACTGCCTACAATTTCATATTGTGCGTCTGATTCTTTTGTTTCTTCAAACACTTTGTCAAAAACTTTTTTATAATTTACGATCTCGGCACGTGGAATTTTTTCTAGTATGTCATAGTAATAATTTAGACCTATTAATTGTTTGTCATTTAATTTGTCTTTGTTTTTATTTAATTGTTCAATTGTTGTGATATTATTGTCGTCTATTAGTTGTTTTGCTTTTTTAGGACCTATACCATAAACGTTAGTTAAAATGTTTACAGGATTATTTCTTTCTTTTTCAAGAACTTCAAGTGTGCCTGTTTTAAGGTATTCTTCATATTTGTCTGTAATAGATTTACCTATACCTGGTTTACTTTCTAATTGTTTTACACTTAGAAGTTCTTCGTTCATTTCCATTATGGTTTCTTGTGCTTTTTTATAAGCACGTGCATGAAAGATATTCCCTTGTCTATTCATTATATCTTCAAGTTCCCCAAGCATGTTACCAAATGTTTCATTATTTCGTATTATAATCAATTTCTTCTTCATAGTTCGTTTACTCATGTTATTATCTAATAATACAATTTTATATCAATTTTTATTAGAATTCTTAAAATATTCTGTCATGAATTCTTCATCAATCAAGTCGTCTATATATCTGTTCTCGTATGGTTTTTTTACGGGTTGTTCCTGTAATTTTTTCTCTATAATCTTTGTAATTTTTTGTTTTGGTAGTTTATCAAATTTATCCATATATAATAATATAGTATTATTATATATGTTATTAAAAAAAGTATATGGCACTAGCAGCACGAGACTTAATGGTGAAAAAATTAAGCGTATTGAATATGACGGAGAATCAGACGGGCATCGCATGGTTTTAAATGTAATTGATAATGGTTCTGAAAAGCAAATTATAATTCCTGAAACCTATATGCAAGACTTTTACAATAAACCACAACGTATGCGTAATCATATGCGTAGAAAAAATCCAAATACTAAAAAATGCAATATTAAGCCTATTCGTATAAATCCACATCCACTGTCACGTAAGCGTATGCAACCACGTCTAATATTACATAAGCGTGTGCAACCCCGTATTCAGCATCGTCCGCGTACGCGTACACGCGGTTACCGCAGTCGTCCGCGTTCGCGTGCACGCCGTTATCGTTCACGTTCGCCTCCTTCGCTTCCTTCTCGTCGTTCGCGTTCGCGTTCGCGTGCACGCCGTTATCGTTCACGTTCGCCTCCTTCGCTTCCTTCTCGTCGTTCGCGTTCGCGTTCGCGTTCGCGTTCGCGTTCGCTTCCTTCTCGTCGGTCGCGTTCGCGTTCGCTTCCTTCGCGTCGTTCGGATAAACGTAAATAAAAATATTATTCAACTGTAGCTGGAGCAGGTAATTTAATGAAATTTTTTAAAAGAACTTCTTCGTTGGGTGTATATTTTTTTGTTTGATTATTTGATTTGTATAATTTCGCATATTCTTTATTCATTTTTTTTAAGTAATAACTTGATACATAAAGCAACTTATAAATGTCGTCTTCGTAAATACACTCTAAGTTTACACTATGTACGGTTTTTATATAGTTTATAAAACTATTCGCTTTATCTATAGTATCATAATCAAACGAGAAACAACCTATCATGTTGTTTTTATATTTATTCTTTGCTGTATTTTCTACCTCATGAAACCAATAAATATTATTACAGTTATATTTATTAGCTTTTTCTACCAATAGGTCTTTAAATGAGTAGATGTTTTGTTGCTTCATTAGGTCTAACGATATTTCAATTGTGTACCCCATTACATATGCTTAATATTTTAATTTATATTTTTTATGTAGGTAAAATTTACCTACATAAGTTATAAAACAATTTAACATTAAAAACTTTTATATTATATAGAAAATGTCTTATTTGCAGTTTGGAGGTATTAATCAAAATTTAAAGAGTAGCAGTCTTGAAAATTTAAAAGTTAGTGGTAAATTATATGCGTTAGACGAGTCTACCATTTATAGTTGTAGATTTATAAAAAATTTTTCTTTTACAGAAGATTCAACCAATATATTTGATATAAATGCTTACAAAAGATTTTTTGAAATTAAAAACGCTAGCGAACCTACAGGGACCAGAATACCTTTAAATTTTTTGGATGTTAGTTTCATTAGTATTAAGGAAGATTTCATAATTACATCACTTATTCTAGGAGATACAATAAAATATGAAAGTATTCAAAGTACTCAAAATCTAATTGTATTTAAACAGGATGGTTTATATGAAGATATATCCGGACAATCTAATATTGCGCTTGGTTATTATACATTAAAGGATCTTAGCGGTAATTCTAATATAGCAATAGGTAATCAACCCACCGCCGGTTACACGAGTTTTTCACCTTCTAATTATAATAATAATATTTTAATAGGGAATGGTCTTGATTTTTCTATGAATTACATTGATAATAATGTGGTAATAGGTAATGATATTAAAATAGATGCTAGCAACAGCATTTTTCTTGGTAATAATTTACAGAATAGTTTAAAAACGTATGCCTACTTTAATGTTTATAACGGCTTTCAATTTGGTTTAGATATTTCTAGTAGTACATTTATTTTTAATAATATGAGAAATTACCAAGTTACGCAAAGTAATTTGGCTATAGATGGAGTTAATTCGAATACTTCTTCTATATTAAGGTATTATGGTGCTTCCAACTATATTAAACTTGATTCTGGTGGTAACGACCCTTATTCGTGGAAAATATTATTACATGCCGACGATCCTATCTCAACGCAGTTGAAAATTAATAGGTCCTTGATATTTTTATCTCCTGCGGGTAGAGCTTATTACCTTAGAGATGATCCTGGTTCTAACGACGAAGGGTCTACAGGTGCTATTAATATTACAAGTTTTACAGGGCAGCATAGTGTTATTTTATCCAATAATACTACAACCGAACTTGGTAAAATTGTTGTAAGTTTAGGTAATTATAATAATTTTTCTTCGGGGGTTTTGAAAAATTCACCAAATATGAATGAAGCACTTCCGCTGGTTTCATACACTAATATTAAAAATGATAAACGATGCTTTGGCGTTGTGTCGTATGCTACGAAAGTTGAACGTGGTACCGGTGTATACACTTATAATGAAGGTCCATGGTCTACTCAAATTGCGTCTAGTATATTTAAAGAACGATGCTGGGTTAATAGTATCGGAGAAGGTGCTATTCTTGTTACTGATTCTAACGGTAATTTTGAAAATGGGGATTTCATAACCACCAGTAACGATGAAGGTTATGGAATAAGACAGGACGATGATATATTACACTCGTACACTGTTGCTAAGATAACGGAAGATATGGACTTTACTGATTCGGCACGTGTTGTGGAAAAAATGTTAAACGGTGTAGTTAGAAAAACGTGCTTAGTAGGATGCACATACCATTGCGGTTAATACCGGTCATGAAATTATAATATAAATTATAATAATATAAATTATAAATTATATTATTACTAATGGTGTTGTTATCTGAAAAAAATAAGCATGATAGAGATTTGATGATTACATTTCAAGAAGGACCACATATTTATACTATTAATGGCGATTCGTCATATACATCGGTTACAACATTTAATCATAAACATTTTGACGTGTTTGATGCTGACAATATAATTGATAACATGATGAATTCTCATAAATGGGAATCTAATAAGTATTGTGGGATGTCTAAAAATGAAATAAAAGAACTTTGGAAAAATAATGGTAAAAATGCGGCAGAAGCAGGCACCAAATTGCATTATGACATTGAGTGCTTTTATAATAATAGTCCTAACATAAATGATACCGATGAATATCGATTCTTTTTAAGATTTTCTATAAATCATAATACCTTGACTCCGTATAGAACTGAATGGATGATTTTTCACGAAAATTATAAAATTGCTGGTTCAATAGATATGGTTTTTCAAAACGAAGATGGTACATTATCTATATATGATTGGAAACGTTGCAAAGACATTAAAAAAACCAGTAGTTGGAATAAATTTTCCAAGAACGATTTAATAAGTCATATACCAGACACCAATTATTGGCATTACTGTTTACAATTAAATACATATAAATTCATACTTGAGGATAAGTATGGCAAAGTTATCAAGGATATGTATTTAATCTGTTTGCATCCAGAAAAATCTGATTATGAAAAAATAAAAGTTTGCGATCTACAAGATGAAGTGAAACTTCTTTTAAATAACATTTAAAAATATGTGATTTAAAAATATGTGATTAAATAATATCATAATGTTTACGTTTCAAGAGATATACACAATTGTTAGTGTTATAATTGGCGGTGTTTTGGGTAGTGTAGTGTGTTTTGTGTTACTTGATTTCAAAACCACGGAGGCAACTAAGAAAGATTTTGAAATTCCATACGAAAATTACTATTTGTTAGGCAATACAAAGGAATATATTATAGAATATGAAAAACAAGAAAATATTGATAAAAATATAGTAGAAGAAGATACACCGAATGGTGTTTGTCTTATGCAATTTAATAGCGAACTAAACAGGTTTGAATATTGGTCTGACAATACTATATTATATAAGCATTTGGAAGTTGTTGCGAGGAAATATGTTATTATCTATGATTGCAAAGAAAATTATGTTAATATTTTTAAAGAATTACTACAAGCCATAGATAAACAAAAAGAAAAGGTGGTTGATGAAAAAGTATGTGATTCAGTGTTTGCTACATTGAAAAATTACAAAAAAGACGACGATGATGATGACAAAATAGTTAACGAGAGATCTAATGTTTATAAACATATTGGTAAATGTGCTGAGTTTTATACAAAAGATAAATTGGTAAAACCAGTCGATTATAAAACTTTTAAGAATTGGACTTCTTCTCGTTGAGTTGAGACTTTAACCACTTGGTGTATCCGATAGATTTTTCTATATCAAATGAACTCTGTAAATCATGTATCGCTATTTCCAGTGCTTTTTTTTCACTATCATTTAATTGTTTTAAATACAATTCTACTTGTTCATTCATAATAAATATTAATATTAATATTAATATTTATTTATTACTTATTCAATTTTATTACTTATTTAATTCATTTATTCAATAAAAAATTGAATAAATAATAATGACAGACGATTGAATAAAATTAGGTAACTACTATGAGTGAAACTGTAACAAAAAAGGTATTTCGTTACAAATTCACGGATGAGATTCTCTCAATAATGCAAGAATTTTCAAGAATTCATCAATATGATGCAAAAGAACTATTTAATACTAACTGGGAAATGTTTTTGAAACAAAACTCAGAAAAAATAGATGCTGAAAATGAACGACTTAAAAATCTTGGCTATACTGGTTGTATAAAAACTAAAATGTATAAAAGTGTTAAGTATTATTATAATAAGAAACCTCCTGCTGTTGAGCAAAATAGACCAGATATTAATAAAAAACGCCCCGCTTATGTATCTGTCGGATACGATATTCTATCGTCTATGCAAACACATATTTTAAAAAATATTAAAAACGCAGATTATAAACCTTGTGTAGGGTTTGACGACTTTGCCAAAATTAATAGTATACCTAACGACGAGCATTCACGATATAAGAAGGCATATAAAAATATGTATTATAGAATTAATGTTACTTGAGATCTTGTATGGTAATAGATTATTAATTTATTATTAATTAAAGCGGTGATGTGAATTTAGTGGTTTCGTCTATTATTTTTCTTTGTATTTTAACACATTCTAAAGGGTACTTTCCAACAGATGTTTCGGCAGACAACATAACACCGGTTGCACCATCTAATATGGCATTTGCTACATCGGATACTTCTGCACGTGTAGGAACTTTGCTGTTAATCATACTTTCTAACATTTGTGTAGCAACTATAACATCGCATGATTTAGATACTGCTTTTTTTATCGCGAGTTTTTGCACGAAAGGCACTTTTTCAATTCCTATTTCCACACCTAAATCTCCTCTTGCAATTAAAATTCCATCGCTTACATCCATTATTTCATTTAGGTTGTCTACGGCTTTA